AAGTGGAGGGAATTTAATATGGCGACAACTACATATAACATTCCAGAAGCAATCAAAGCACAGGACTGGTACTGCAAAACAAAGATATTACCACATTTTGCACCGGGCAATGGTATCTGTTGGGACTGCCACCAGAATATCTATTCTGAGAAAGGACGGACACGGTACGGAAAAGAAACGCACGGGTATTCCGTTGAAAGCGCAGCAGGGCGGTTGATTACGTGTTGCCCGTTTTGCAATAGAACTTATTGTGATTAAAACGCAATAGGATTAGCATAGTCAGCTTTGCAACGGCAAAGTGATGCAATGACAAGCGCTGCAAGGGATATGTATAGAACAGATATGAAACGCTACGGAATAGAAGCACACTGCTGAGAATCGCAAAGGAGAAGCGTAGAAACGCACAGAAAAGCCAAGGCGGGGTTGCGCGTCGCAAGGTTTGGAACGGCAAAGGAATAGCGTAGAATTGAATAGCAGCGGAGGAGCATGGCCTTGACAAGCAAAGCATTAAGCAAAATATAAAAATCGGAGGAATATGAAATGAAAGAATTAAAAGTCAGATTAACATTTTTAGAGGAAGTTCTGGGAACCGCAAATGCAGAAAAAGATATTCACGAGAAATTCATTGCATCAAAAGCACCAGATGCACCTTCCAGAGAACAGGAAGTTGAAGCTTTAGGAATTGAAGAAGTTATTGAAAAAGGTCGAACAGTATTTTCGAAAGATGATAACGGCAATCCGTTCCTTTGGGACTACCAGATCAGAGGATTCTTTAAGTCAGCTGCACAGGCCGGTTCCTATATCGGAGGAGCAAAGAAACTTGCAGCTTATAAGAAAAAAATTGACTTACTGGTATTTGTAAACGAACGCAAAATTCCGTTTGTTCTTCCAGAAGGTACAGAACTTTCTGATTGTCAGAGACCACTGAGAGCGCAGACAGCACAGGGCGAAAGAATCTCTTTGGCAGACAGTGAAACAGTACCAGCAGGGTCAACAGTAGAATTCACAATCAAAGTACTTGATGATTCACTCATGAAATATGTAATTGACTGGCTTGATTATGGAGCGTTCAACGGCATTGGTCAGTGGCGAAACTCAGGCAAAGGCCGTTTCAAATGGACAGAAATCACAGAATAAGCTACGGCATGGCTGATTGTAGTTATGATAGGCAAAGCAAAGGCACAGAATTGCTGGGTAATGATTTGCTTCGGCGAAGCGTAGCAAAGTAATGTATCGGAGTGGTACTGAGAGGTGCAGAAGGGCAAAGTTATGGAATTGAAAAGAGTTGATACGTTTTGGCAAAGTAAAGAGAGGTTTCGCATAGTGAGGTAGCGGAAAAGCGCAGCAGAGCAATGTGTTGTAAAGAAATGTAACGCATTGGCGAAGTAGGGCAGGGCAAAGATACGTATAGGCGAAGCACGGAATAGAAAAGTAAAGTATAGCAATGGTGCTGAGTAGAGAAGATGAGCAAAGGATAGGCATAGCGTAGCTCGGTTATGATTTGCTTTGGCGAAGTGCAGAACTGAACAGAAATGCAAACAAAAAATGAGTTAATTAATAAAAGAAAAGGAGAATTAAAATGGCAGAAAACACACAGGTAGCAAATTTTAACACACAGCTTTCCTACTACACAAATCGGTATGTCGATTTAATGGAAAGAGATTTAACTTCGAGAGGGATGGATTTTGATTCCTACTCAAAGGATTGCGTAGTAGCGGCAATGGGATCTATTTTCCAGATGGTACATGAGAGTGGAGTAAGTTTTGAAGCAATTAATGGGTCTAATCTTAAATTTATTCTGAGTAAAGTCGCAGCGTTGAAACTGAATGCAAATGCACAGCCGAGAGAGTGTTATTTCCAGATCAGAAACGTAAACATAGCGGCAAAAGGGCAGAAACCTCAGTGGGAGAAGAAAATCGAATTTGCGATTGAGGGCGACGGAAACGATGCTCTTGTAAGTAGATATGGTGTCAATGTGGCTAAAGTATTTCCATATTGGAAAGTAAGAGAGGGTGACAAGTATATCCCACCAAGACACAGAGGTGTAGAAATCACACCGCCGGAATGGGAAGAATCTGGAATTGGAAAAGTTGTTCGCGTGGTATATCCAATTCAGTACAAAGATGGTCACGTTGAATACCTTTCATGCGAAAGAGCAGACGTACTGAAGAATCTTGCAGCACATATTAAGAACAATCTTCAGAATGAAACATTCGGTATTTGTGCAGACAGATACAAAGCTACAGATGCACAGAAAACTCAGATTGAAGCAAAGAAAAAAGAAATCATGAAAAAGGTTGCTGATATTGGGGAACTGGAAGCAATTATTGATTGTGAGGAATTAAGACCATATATTTCACCGTCTTATTACGAAACGCAGTCGAGAGAATCTATGATTGTTCGTAAAATGCGTAACAACATTATGAAGTCTATTCCTAAGAAATGGGATAATCCGGTACAGGCATATGAATATAACACGATGGACGCTACATACAGGGAAGTACAGGAAGAGATCGAACAGAATGCCAATAAAGAGGAATTCATTCCAGAACCAATGGCAATCGAAGAACAGCCAAAACAGCCAACAGTTGCAGAAGCCGTACAGCCAGCTGAGAAGGAACCAGTTCCGGCAGCAGGTAAAGAACCAGAGATTCCAGATTTTATGAAACAGGAGGAATAAGATATGTCAATAATTCATTCAGTGTTTGAGTCATTGCTTTATATCTCATTCTTACCATTGTTAGGCGCAATAATTTATGCGGTCGCAAAGGATAAGACCCGACCATTGTTCATAGCCTCGGCAGTATCACTTGTTATGAACATTCTTGTTCAACTTACGAGGTGATAGCATGATCGGGACGTTAGAAGAAGTCATGAAGGATATGAAATGTGGAGTATTTGAATTCACAAAGGACGGTAAATGCAGTGGTTGCGGACAATGTTGTAGCAACTACTTGCCAATATCCAGTAAAGAAATTAAAGAAATCAAACGTTACGTAAAGAAGCATCATATCACTGAGCAGAAACATAATTATCCTTCGGTTGTAGCTTTTGACCTTACTTGCCCGTTCCTGGATGATTCCAAAGAAAAAAGAAAAATGTCTCATTTATCCAGTGAGACCTGAGATATGCAGAGATTTTGTCTGCAACAATCCGAACGGGGCAATCAAAAACAAGAAACTTATGCATAAGAAGTACGCAGCAGTAGATATGCGAGAAATATTTTTTGGAGGCAACGGGAATGAACAATAAAGAAATTTTACAGAAAGCAAAGGAACTGGTTGAACTTCTGGAAAAGCAGGAAGAAACCGGAAAGGTTGAGTTGTCAACGCTGAAACGAGGAGAAGTATTTCAGACCACTGGAAAGCGTAAATACAAGGTTCTGGAACAGTATGGAGATACAACAAAAATTATTTCGCTTGATCTGGTGAAAGAAAATGTAGAGTTTGGTGATACCTCAGATTACAAAACATCAAACGTAAAGAAACTGTGTGACACTGAAATTCTGAAAGACTTCGAAGAAGAATTCGGGGCAGAAAATGTCGAAACACACACAGCAGATATTATCACTGCGGATGGACAGAAATTGGGGACTGTTGATTGTAAAATCCGTCCAATTACATTTGATGAAGCACGAGAATACACAGATATTACACCGAACAATGATCTGAACGACTGGTATTGGACATTATCGCCATGGTCAACGGAAGAACGTGGATGGAAAAAAAGTATTGCTATTGTTTCCCCTTCGGGCAATTTCAGCAACAGCGGTTGCAGCCTCGCTTTTGGTGTTCGCCCAGTTTGTATCTTAAAATCTAATATCTTTGTATCTAAGGTGGAGGAATGATTATGAAGAAAAATC